CTCATCGTCGACGGCTCCCAATCGGTGAGCACCATGAACGCCGCCGGTGGCGACACCCGCGACGGCGGATGGTTGAACACCCGGAAGCCGGAGATCGTCTCCAGGCGAGCCTTCAACGCGTCGTGAAGCTCGAGGAGTGCGGCCATCAGGCGACGCCGAACGACGGGATCACGAAGTCGTGCAGCAGTTGGATCACGTCGGGGTCCTCGATCCGGGACACCCTGAACACGAAATCGCCCTGACCGACGGTCACCAGCCCGTTCGGCGAGTAGCGACGCTGGAACTTGCGCGCCCCTTGCATCAGCGCGGCCATGTGGACATCGGGCGGCACGGCCGCCCACCCCCAGCGCGCCGTGACCCGGATCGTCGGCTGACCGTTGGCCGGGTAGGGGAACGAGCCCGAGTGCAGGCGAATGCGACGCCACGGGAACCCCGGCCGCCCGTGCTGAACACCGTTCAGCGGCTCGAGCGTGTAGTCGGTGTGTGTCGTCGAGAACGTGCCACCAGTGCCGGACTCGACCACGAGCCCGGTCGTCGTGTGGAAGTCGTCGACGATGACGTGACTACTCGAGTCTGGGTAGTAGACCCGCTGTGAGGCGATCCCGGCGTCGTTGAATTGACGATACGTATGCCCCTCGATGCCGTTGCTGATGGCGTCGCACACCGTCCGCAGGTAGGCGTCGTCGAAGGGGTCGCCGATCTCGCAGTACTCGCGGAGCTCGTTCTCGGTGCAGTACGGGTCGCCGAGCGCCACCGGTCACCCGTTGGTCAGTTGCAGCAGCGTCGCCGTGCCGGAGACGACCGTGTTGCCCACCCCCGGCGCGGTCGGCGCGGCCGCCCCCGCCGTCCCGGCGACCGTCACGATGTAGACGATCCGGGTGGCGGCGACGTCGATGTACTGGCCGAGCGTGACCGCCACCGCACCCGGCCAATCGACCGCGATCAGGGCGCGCCCCAACGAGTCGACAGTCGAGGTGGTCAGGCGACCCATGTAGTCGGTTGCTGTCGTCCCCGGGTTGAGTACCCGGCGCAGCAGATGGTCGCGGCGGAACGAAGTGGTAGCCATCAGCCCTCCTCACTGGTTTCGGGAACCTCGGCGACGTCGGCCTCGAGGATCGCGACGAGCTCGGCCTTGTTCAGCCCGGACGTCTTGCCACCGGCCGCCTCGACGCGCTCGACGAGCTCGGCCTTGGTCAGGCTCGACAGGTCGTCATCGGGCTCGACGGTCGGCAGCTCGCTCACGTCGATGGAACCGATCGGGGTGCCGTCCTCGTTGCGAATGATGTTGCCGTCTTCATCTCGAACCATGTGATTTCTCCTTGAATGAAGGCGAGCCCTCCCCTCGGCGGGCGGGGGGCCGAGGGGAGGGACGAGGATCAGGTCAGGTTGACGATCCGCTGAATGCCGGCCGACTCGATGACCATCGGCGTGAAATAGCCGGCGTAGGCGACTTGCACGCCGAGCACTGATGGCTCCGACGCCTGCAGGGTGCCGACCCGCTGCTCGTACACCTCGATCGCGGCCGACGACACGACCGACCCGAAGTGGTTGGCCACGGTCGGGTAACCGACCGAGACGATCACCGGGATGCCGGAGATGTTGCCCATGACGCCCTGGCCGAAGTTGCCGGCCTCGAACCCGGACGACTGCGCGTTCTGCGGGTTGACCGGAGCGAACGAGCCACCCCACACACCGAGGCGGGACGCCGGCACGATCACCGCGACCCGGCCCATGCCCTTGGTTGCGGTGTAGACGTTACCGACCGCGGTCCACAGCGCAGCGACGAGCTCGGCGGCCGACGGGTTGGTGCCCGTGGCGACCGGGGCGAGCTCGACGTTGTTGGCGACCGCCTGGATGGCGGCACCGACGACGGCCTCGGTCTGAATCGCGTACTGCGCGGCGAGATCGTTGACCACGATGTCGAGCGCGTTGGGCGACGAGAAGTCGATGTTCTGCCGGGACACGTTGACGTAGCCGCCATAGGTGACGGCCGTGCCGGTGAGCCGGCCGATCGTCATCTTCTGGCTGACGAGCTCGGACTTCTCGTCTGCCGCGGCGCCGGCTGAACCCTGCGCACCGACAGTCGCGTGCTGCGTCACCTTCGGGCGGTACCACGTAGCCGACGGCATGTCACGGGCACCGAGGAACGACACGATCGGACGGGCCGCGTCGATGAAGTTGACGACCTCACCGATCACCGGGTCGGGGACGACACCGAGGTTGTCCGTCGTCTTCTGGTGAGCGGCGGCACGGGTGAACACCTCGAGCCGCTCGCGCGCCTCACGGCTGCCGTTGGCGGCGTTGATGTGGTCGAGCATGTAGGCGCCGGCCGAGCGGTACTCGACCTCTTGCGAACCGACCCGACGGCGGTCGGTGAGCGCCTGGTCGAACTGCTTCATCCGGTCGTGAATCTGCCCGGACAGCTCCGAGGCGTCCTCGCAGACCTTGAGCTGCGAACGGATCTCGACCATCCGATCCTTGAGCGACTCGAGCGTTTCCTTCTCGGCCTCGTTGAGGTCGCGCTCGCCGTCCTGCGCGTTAGCGATGAGCCCTTGCACGGCGGCGTTGCGCTCTTCGAGCTCCTTCTCCAGACGCCTGATCATGGCGTCGTTGGCATGGCTGTTCGCCACGATTGGGCCTCCTTCTGAGGTGGTGATTGAGACAGGCACGGCCAACGACCGCCCACACGGCGATACGTCACGATCCCCGCACACCGGGGAGTGGTCGCGTTACTTGGCGACGCGCGACGCCGCCCACTGCAGGACGTCGTCGTTCATGGCTTCGTCAAGAGCTGGTGCTGGTGGCAGCGGCTCTTCGGCCACGACCAGCCCGGACTGTTCCTCTCGAACAGCCAGCACTCGGGCACCCACATAGGCGGGCGACTCCACTAGAGCGATGTGCTCGAGGAACGCCCTGAGAACCCGACGCGTCTGAGTGCGCCGGTTCACGACGTAATCCGACGGGGACTTGTGGAAGAACCCCGCCGACGCCGACAGACAATCGTCGGCGGCGAGCTCGAGAGAATCGTCGCCGCGTAGCGTCTTCGCGATCTTCACCCGAGAGAGCAGACCTTCACTGGACTTGGGATCGACCGAGACGGCCCGGCCAACCGTGTCGCCGTACTTGTGCTCCCGATTGACCCGAATCCGTCCGGCATGATCCTCGATGCCGTCGAAGGCGCCCCGCTGGAACGATTCGTGCCAGATCTCGCCCCGCCACGTAACGTCGGCCTCCTGATCCCACGGAACAACGATCAGGTCGATGAGGCGCTGCCGCTGGTTGACGTCGGCAATCACCGCGTCGTTCCGCAACAGGATTTCGGGCGTCGTCATGACACCTCCTCCTCGACGGGTTCGTTGTTCCCTCCAGTGAGAGCGACCACCGGCGCCGGCCCCGTCAGCCGCTCGGCCATGCGGACCTCTTCGACGGTCATGATCCCGGCGTTGACGAGCTGCACGTATGCGGTGGCCCGCTCAGCGAACGCCGGCCGGGTGTACTCATCCCGGTTGAGCTCGGCCCGCTGCGTCGAGGGCAGCGCCCAATACGACAACGCCGCCATGACGTGCGTCGCCTTCGTCTTCAACGACGCCCGGTCGTGGAAGTCGAACACCTGCGAGACGTTCGAGTAGGTCATGCTGTCGCTCGCCGACGAGGCGAGAGCGACGAGGAACGGCGGGACCCCCAACAGGACGGCGATGCGCGCCTCGGTGAACTCGGCGAGCTCGAGCATCGCCATGTCCTTCGGCGACATCGCCATGTGCGTCTTCAACTGCACGTTCTGGTCGAGCACCGGCGGGGCGCCGAGGTTGGCAGCCCGCGACGTGACCCACTGGTTGAGCAGATCCTGAGCATCTTGCGCACTCAGCTCTTGGTCGGTCTCGAGCGTGTAGTCGGGAACGCCACCCGTCTTCACGACCTCGCGGACGTAGGTGGCGAGGAGGCCGGCCGTCAGCATCCGCCCGCCGGCCTGCTCGAGCGGCCCGACCCCATGCGCACCATCGGTCGTCGACTTGTAGCGAATGTGAAGAATCTCGTCGGACACATCCGGACCGGCCGGACCGCCGAGGCGATACCGGCGCGTGCCCATGCTCATCTCGACCTTGACCATCCACGGCGGCACCACCCGGAACGTCAACGGATAGCCCGTGTCGAGCGACCGGGCGACCGGCAGCACGAACGCCTCGCCCATCTGGTAATCCCAGAACAGCTGCTTGGCGAACTCTTGCCACGACGCGTAGATCATAGGATCCGGGTTCGTCATCCACGACGTCGGAGGGACGATCTGCCCCGATTGCGTCCGATACACCGGCATCGCGGACAGAACCGAACTGTTCAGATCTAGGCACGCCCACGCGGTGTCGACGAGCTTATTCATCCCGATCTGGCCGCCCCACGACGGCGTCGACCACTCTGTTGGCCAGCCCGACCATGGCGACGGCGACGCAAACGGCAACGACCGTGAAAAGGTCTCCTCGCCCAACAGTTCAACACCGACAGGATCCCCAGGGGTTATATCGGCGGGGCCGTTGTCGTTAGGGGTCTCGCCCTCGCTACGCCCGAAAACCCGCGACCAAAACGCCAACCGTCACACCTCCTCAGTAAATCGCCGGCACCGGGGCCTCAACCAAGCCCCAGCGGTAGAAAGCGCCCGAGCAGGCGACTGCCGGCGACACATCCAGCGTCGACTCACGCCGATCAATCGCCTCAGACTCCCCCGAAGTCAAACGCCTGGTTTTCACATTCGCAATCGCCACATCCAGCTGCCGCTGCCCCACATGCCGCAGCGGCCCCCCTGTCCCCGCGTTGATCGCCTGCTCGAACGCCGCGAACGCCGCCGCCATCTCCGAAGCCGTCAACCGCTGATACTCGACACCCAGCTTCGTCAAATCCGGCTCAAGCGCGCGAGCCTGCCCGGAAGTGATCGCCACCTCACTGATGCTGCGTGTCGCGCACAGCTCAGCCACCTTGGCCGCCGTGTCGGACAAGCCGGGGGTGGAATGGCACATCACTAGCGTCTTGCCGTCGCCGATATCCCCGGCCACACCGATCGACGACCACCGCCTATCCGGCGAGACGTCCACCACCAGCACCGCGTGTTCGGGCGCCGCCGCATCCTTGTCCGCCAGATCGGCCCACTTGACGACGTTGAAAGCCTGGGGATCCGACAGCGGCACCGGCTGATTGAGCCAGAACCGGCGGAACTCGGCATGGCTGGCCTGCGGGTCGTCCCAGTAGTCGGCGATGGCCTGCAGATCCATCCACGCCGCCGCCGGGCCGTAGGCTTCTTTCAGCGCCTTGATCCGCTCGGGGCGCTTGAATAAGTCCCAGGCCTCAGATGCCTGGCGGTGGTCGAACAGCAGCACCCTACGGTCCTTGCTGGCCAACTCCTTCGCATAGGCGTGGGTGCCCTCGGCGACTGAACCCTCGCCCTCTGCGTACATCGTCGAGGTCTCAAGCATCCACCCGGAGGCCATTCGGCGCTTGAGCAGGTTGCGCGCCATCGTCTGGTGCATCTTGCCCAGCTTGAACACGCCC